GCCTGCTCATCGGCAGCGTTGAAGGACGGCGCGTAAGCAGTCGCCTGCGGCACGATACCATTCAGGTTCTGGCCAGCGCCGTTGCCAGTCAGAAGCTGAGTTTCTTCAACGAACTTCAGACCGTAGGTACCACGAGCATTGATGTAGCTCGCAAGACCAGGAGCATCGTCAAGGATCTGGCGCGATGCCTTGAAGATATGGGCGATCGTGCGAACAGGTGCAGACGCCATGTTGAACGTGATGTCAGACTTCGGCTTGGTCTGGCCTTCCGTCACGGGACGGGCGTTGTTGGTGAAGCCCGTTTCCTTGACGAATTCGACGTTGCTGGACGCCGTCTGGCCTGGTGCGATCAAGTCACGAATGGTCAACTTGCGCTGCGGAGGTGTGACGATGCCGGGGACGCGAGCGCCGGGAACCAACGACGTGCCCGCCGAACGGCCTGCGCCAACAGAGGTGTCAGCCGAAGTGATGTCAGCACGCTCAACGCCAACACGGATCGCGCCACGCCAGCCGCCCGTCATATCGGTCGCCTTGAACTGCTCGGAAGCAACCAGATGGTCGCCGAGGTCCATAACCTTACCAGCCTGCGGGGTGTCCTTCTCACGCGCGGCGCGCTTCTCAAGCTCGCCGAGGCGAGTAACAGCCTCACCAAGTTCAGAAAGCGCCTTGTCGGTCTTTTCCTTCAGTTCAGCAGAAACCTCACCGGCCTTTTCGAGCTTGGCGGTGAAGTCAGAACCAAGGTTGCCAACCTGCTCTTTGATGGAGGCCAGCGAATTACCAAGTTCGCCGATTTTCTCGGCAAGAACGTCAGTCATTATGAAATATCCTAGATAGTCTGGGGGAATGCGCCGTTAGGCGCTGAATGCCTTGGCTTCAGCCAAAACACGCTCAATGGCGGCCAAAGCCGCCTTACCGCCGTCGTCAGGTTCCCCCTGACCATCTTTGAGGTAGAGCCGTGCGGCGCGCTCCGCCTCTGCATTCGAACAGCCAACAAGACCCTTGAGGCCGTTCTCAAATTCTCTCTTGGTGATTGGTTCGCCCGCTCGCATCTTCGCAACCATCAAAGTGGCCGCTTCTGCGCGCGAAGCATTCGCAATCTTGATTTTCTTCACTGATTCAGGCGTCGTGTCTGCGCCAAGACGAGCCAGCGTGTCGTTCAAAGTACCAACACTGTCGGCCATGCCACGCTTAACTAGCTCTTCGGCGCCGAATACCCTGCCCTGCCCGAAATTGTCTTCAACGAATGCCGCGGTAACGCCCCTACCAGCCGCTACACCGTCGACAAATGCCTTGTAGGAACGATCAACACCCGACTGAATTTGCTTTTTCGCGGCGTCAGACAGTGGCTCCGTCTCGTTGCCTTCAACTTTGTACTTGCCGGCACTGATATAGGTGAGCTTAACGCCCTCCTTCTTCAGCATCTCGGACAAATCCTCGTGCACCGTATAAACGCCGATAGAACCTGCACGGCCAGATGGCGTTACAACGATTTCGTCGGCCGCTGATGCAATCCAATAGGCCGCAGACGCCGCAAGCGCGTTCACCTGTGCGATAATCTTCTTGTCGCCACCGCGCAGTGCCAAAATCTCGGACACAAGCTCCTGAGCGCCGGGAACGGCTCCGCCGGGGCTATCAATGTCAAGCACAACGTGTGCGACGTCATCGCTGGCAAGCGCCGCGGCAATCTGCTGGCCCAAAAGCTGGTACGACATGCCGCCGGAAATCTCCGACATCATGTTCATGCGCTGAGAAAGTACGCCGTACACCGGAATCACGGCAACGGATGAACCGGCTGGAGCATCACTCGCTTGCAGATCGCGCTTCTGCCCCACTCTTGCGGCAATTTCTTCCGCCGAGTATTCGCCGCCGTTGGCCTTGAACTCAATGAAACGGCAAAGCGAATCTAGCTTTTCCGGCTGCATTGCCCAAGGTTCGGCCGCAAAAGCCGACAGAACGTGCCGATAATTCATGAATGTTCCTTGTGTGGTGCGTCCACCACGTAACGCCGCGTGCTACGCGGCTTTCTTCGGCGCTGCAGGCACCGGCTTCTCGTTGGTATTTGCTGCTGGTGGCTGCGGAAGCGGTGCAACTGGCACTTCGCCCAACTTATCCAGCCTCGTCATCGCCCCGTTGACGATGAGATTATCGCCGCCGTCCATAGGGGGCTTATTCTCGTAAGCTCGTGCTTCGTTCTTCGTGTAAATGCCGCTGTCAGACATTTTCGTGAGGAACGTGGCCCGCGCAACGCTGTCGCCTTCAAGGAATTTATCAAGGTTGAACTTTACCGTCCGCGTCTTGCGCGTTGCCGGTGTCAACAAATCCCGATAAATCGCCGCCTCAATGCGAGTCAGCATTGGGAGAAGGCATGTTTTGCTGAATTGCAGAATTAACTGCTCAATTCCGCTGCCCCACGTCGTCGTTCCGTTCGCCGCGTGGCCAATCATCACCGGAGGCACACCGAAAATGCGGCAAATCTGCTCGACGCTGTACTGACGCGACTCCAACATCTGCGCGTCCGATGGCTTAATCGACATCGGATAAGGCTTAAACCCGGCCTCAAGAACCGTAACGCCGCCAGCTTTGTCAGCGCCCGCGAACTGCGTAAGCGTATCAGCAATCTGTTTGCGCTGCGGAGCCTGAAGAATTTGGTCTGAACTGACAATCAAGGACGACATCAAGCCGTTCTTGAACATCTTGCCGGCGGTTTTCTCACCAGAAATCGCATTACCTAGCGAGTTTCTTTCGAATGCAATCGGAGAAAGTCCCCTGTCACACTGCGGCATTAGCTGGCCGCGGACGTGGAACATGTCCTTCTCTTCAATGCGTCGCTTGGCAACAGACGCCTGCTCGTAATAGCGCTCTGTATAGTCGTAATAGCGCGCAAAGCCTTTTTGCGGATCCCTACGAACCTGAACGGCGAGTGGATGCAGCGGATTTAACGCAATAATTCGCCCGCCAGAACGCTTAATTTCCGCAAAGAAGTTTCCGTCTAGGCACAGACAGAAGGCGACCATCGTCCAGAACTCTGGCGCAGTGTCGTCATAGTTTGGTAAATCGTGCAAAAGACCATACAGGTCGTCGTCTTTTGCCGGTGTAACTCCGTCATCGCCATACACAACACAAGGCAACGTCCCGACAGCATTACTAACTAGGTTTATGCACGCCCATACAGCATCGAGTTGCAGGGCCTTGTCGAATGTGACGACTTCACCGGATGTACTACCGGAACCAAAAAATCCGCGCCAAAACGGCTCGCTAGACGCATTTAGGTCGATAGTTTTGCTGAACCATCCATCGAAAAGACCCATATTTATCGAGCTACCAAGTTACGGAAACGATATTGTTGACGAAATCTTCCATGGTGCCGGATTCTGTAGCACCATCAACCGCGGCGCCCACAGCCATACAAAGTGCGATAGCGGCGTCTATTCGACGGTGCGACTTGTCCTTGACGAGGTATTTGTTACCAACCGCATCAGGCACGCTGAAAGCCGCGGCCATAAGAGCGGTCATCAAGACTGGATTGCTGCGGAGACGAATGCGGCCATCAATAATCAGGGATTCTAATTCCCTGATCGAGCCTGGCATCCACAAACCACCTGGCTCTGGCAACCCTTCGGCTTTCGCCTGCTCAACAAGTTCTTCGTTGGGCTTCTTACGGCGATAACCGCCTTGCGGATGGTCGCGGTAGGTAAGTTCTAATCCAAGCTTGCCGCACTCTTCGCGAAACTCAGCGAACGCATAATTGTCGTAAGCAACGGCCTTGATATCGAACTGTCGGCTGGCCTGAGCGACGTCATACGCAACGTAATCGTATCGGATGCGCTCGCCGGGGATTGGCTTTAGATATTTTCCATCAACCCATTGCAGATAAGGCGCCTTATCCTCATCCGCTCGCTGCTTCAACGTATCGGATGGCGTGAACGAATCCACCCAAGCATCAAACGTAGGCGCCAGAAACACGCTACCGTCTGGCCGGATAACCTCTTTGTGGCCAGTTGGTGCAACATACGCCACGCAAGTCATGTCCTTGTGCGACGAAAGATCGATCCCAAGGAAAACCGGCTTGCCTTTATGCGATTCCAGGTCGAAGTCCTTCATCACGGATTCGACAGTCTTACGAGGCATCCACGCCGTGTGAGCGTCAGTCCAAACGCAAAAGTACAACCTCAAAACGCCAGGTGCATCGCTCGGGAAGTTCCTCGCGAACGCAACCTGCGACGCAATGTATTCCTTCGTGACTGTAATACCCAACAGTGGGTTGGTTTTAACCCAGCAGGACGGATCCTCTAGCGGGTCGTCGTCCTTGTCGAGCGCGCAAACATACGCGAAATATTCGTCTGAGCCTTCCCACGTTTCGCCGACGTACTCGTAAACCTCGTCCGGCGTCTGGGTGCCCGCGGCAACTGCGCAGGCCATCTCATGCTCTTTCCAACATACCGACAGCCGATCGCTGCCAGAGTTGGTAATCATGACTAGAAGCGGCTGCCTGCGGAACTTAAAGCCCGCTTCCAGCATACGCATAATCTCAGGACCGGGATGCTCATGCACCTCGTCGCAGAGCGCGAAGTGAGGCCGCAAACCAGAGCCAGTCTTGCCGGCCTCACGGGACATCGGACGAAAGAACGACTGCGACTTGTGGTGCGCGATGTTGAATTCTCGCGCAAACCCGCCGCTAAAATTCAGCCGCTTATCAAGTTCAGGCGACTGCCTGACCATCTTGCAGGCGTCGCGGAATAGAATTCCCGCCTGATCTTTCGTCGCCGCGGCGCTGTAGATCTGTGCGCCAGCCTCGTTATCAGCAGTCAGGCCGTAAAGACCGATGCCGCCAACCAGAGGCGACTTACCGCAACCCTTGCCAGCCTCTATGTAGGCCCGGCGGAAGCGTCTAGTCCCGTCAGCCCGCTTCCATCCAAACAACGAGCCGAGAATAAACTCCTGCATCGGCTGCAGGA